GGGGCACCTCCGGTAGATCTGCTGCTGTAGTTATTCTAGTTGCGTCCTTGATTAGATGATAAGCCTCAATCTTCTCCTCCCCTGCACCATACAAATAAACGTATGATGGAGGGAAGTGAGAGAGTACGAAATCCCACTCTTTCAAGCGGGCTCCGCTACGGGGATTGAAGCAGACCCTCATAATATTACGGATTGAGGAAGTTACGTTCAATCTGAGACGTTACAGGAATCGTAATAGCAGTAGTAGAAATAGTCGCTACAGAAGACTGCGTATACTGTGCTGTTGCCTGTCCGATAGCTCGACACTGCACATCCGCGTCAGAGCCTGGCGTTCTACCACCCTGTGCGTTGTTCGAATAGTCGAAGCTAAAGTTGAAGTCAGCAGAAGCCAAACCAGTAACATCAGAGGGACCATCATCCTGAACGATGATAGCGTCTGGCGAGTCGATTGGGTACTCGTCGATAGCAACAGTGTCTGTTCCGGCTGTGGTAACAATGTCTGCACCATCATAGCGTTCTACATCCCACTGAGCGGTGCTGGTTTCAGTAGTAACCTGGTAAATACCATTCATTGCTTCGTCTACACCTGTAAGGCCAGTAACGCGAACGTACTGTCCAGCACCCGTGTCGAGGGCGGAAAGGTCAGAGGTAGCGGAGTCGAAAGTACCTGTTGGTCCAGACACCAAAGTAACAATCAAGTCATCCGATGCGCGAGTACGCGTGAAGTCGAAGAACAAGGTGTACTCAGCCACCGTGTCATCAATCAGCGTGGAGTTAAAGTCGAGAGTTACCGAAACTGTAAGAGGAGCACTTCGCGATGTTCCAGTGTTATCGAAGTAAACCGTGTCATTGGAAGAAGCCGCTGCAAGGTTAATGATGTAAACGCCCGAGCCACCACCATCTGGGTTACGTGGGAAGGAGAGACCACCATCAGTGGAGCCAACCTCAAGGGTAGGACCAACGAATCGCATCAAACCATCCATTGTCTTACCAATAGCGGTGTCAGCATCAGCATCGATGTCAGTTGCCTGACGGAGCGACCACTGTACAAACTCGTATACTTCGGTGTTCGTTCCAGTAGCGCCGTCAACAACAATACCGAAGTTGTACGGACCACCAACAAGGAAGCCATCACCACCGCCGCCGCCGTCGCCCTGAGGCTGCCCGGTCGCGTAGTAGGTGATGCTCATGTCCTGCCACGGGGAGGTAGTTGTGAGTACCCCATCAGTTACAGAAATATCAAGGTCCTGGGAGTTGGACAGACCGAACGTGAACAAACGGTTGGAGAGAGTAGTCTCACCAGCAGAGGCCAAGTCAGCCTGGGAGAACGTTCGAGCGTTCGTGTTACCGGAGGTAGTACGAACACGAAGACGGAGCGTGATAGCCGTTCGGTTATCCACCGAGACCTGCGCAAGAGGGTCAACCTCAAACGTGTCGAACACAGTAGCTTCAAAAGTGAGTGTCAGCGTTGCTACAGTTTTAATGATGTAGGTACCATCATTCGCTGGAGTGGTCGCATCGCGAATCGTAATGGAACCACCGACCTTGAAACCGTCAGCGATGAAGTCGCCAGCGGATTGAGTAAGCGAATCATCAGGAGCGCCAACAACGAATTCAAAGTCTGTGGGGTTGCCGATCTCGTTAAAGGCCAAAACGGCCTCGTTAACAGGACCATTAAAGGCAAAGTCTACCGTATCGTCAACTGTAGTATCAGTACCGAACTGGTAGTAGGCCAAGTCGCCTGTACCGGCAGTTTCATCCAAGAAAGCGCCAAGAGTTCGAACACCAGCATACTGGGCATCGATAGTACCTGCGGAGGAAATCTCAGACCATCCCATGTTTCGGAACATCTTACGAGTGCGGAGAGCGTAAGAACCTGTCACATCCGCATCATCCTTAGGAACCCAACCGGAGTTGTTACCGGAGGGATCCTGTCCAATGAGGTATTTACCAGCATCGGCGTCAATCGTAAGCATGGGGAACGGAGCGTTCGCGATTAGGAAGTTATCATCTTTCCAGTCTATTACAGCCTTACTGTAAAATGCCTGCCCGAGAACGCCATCAAGGTCAAGGAAACCAAAACCCGTTGTATCTTCTAGAACGAAGACTCCGAGTCCAGCTGTATCCCACATGAGGTTCTTGAACTCGGTGCGTACGTCAGAGTCGTCCGACGCTGCGTCATTAGGCTCAGGCGTGGACTCATCGAGCTTGGTGCAGGTGTAGTCGGCCAGGGAGACGTTGACAAAGTTGACCTCGTAGGTCCCGTTATTGTCGCCGTCTGCCTGATTACGAACGTCTAAGCGCTCGCCAACTTCCATCGCTGGAAGGTTATTGCCTACTGAAGTGAGGTCCACCACTCGCAACGCCTGGTTCTCGAACACTAGGTCGGCTACGTTGGTGTCTACGTTTGAGAGCACCTCAATGGTGTCGATCGTATCAGTGGCGTCCGTTGGGTCTGCGCCGCTCACCTTTTCGAGGATGATTTTGCTGGTCGTTGGTGCCGCATCGTTGACGCGGTACAAGCCGTTGTTAACCGTATCAACAGCGTTGCGGATTTCGATCCACTCGTTGTCGAGAACTACGGGGAGCAAGGCTGTACTGTCCAGTGTGGTTGCTCGACCTGCGCTGGAGATGAACGCCAAATCGGCAACAACTAAAATGCTACCCTGAGAGAGCCCATTTGGGTCTGCAATAATGCCTAAAGCCATTTGATATCCTTATCTGTGATCTGTGCTGAAAAGCCAAAACAAGACTGGCCGCTTATACGTTGGGCACTGTCTTGCTTGTAATTATAGTTGGTCAAGCCGTTGGAGGCAAGTTATATTGTGCGGCCTGGTTCGAACGCAAGCCTTGGTAGCGTTTGGTTCCTCTAAGATACGTGGCTACTACAAATAGTCGCGATCCTTGATACGTAACCATCTCTGACAAGCCAGAGTCGTTAGTCCTGCTAAGCTCACGAGCCACTAGGTCGGCGTGCGTGAAAGGAAGTGGGTCTGACAGAACCTCACTACGAAACTCTCTAACGAAGTACTCCATCTAAAGGACCTCCTATATTTTACCACGAGAACTCGTAATAAACAAGTAATACGTTACCTATTTGCGAGATATTCTTGGTGTGGAACGACCTCTCCGGTCTCCTGGATGAGGAAACCCCAATCCTTCACCTTGCTGCCAGAGCAAAAGACAGTCCAGGCACCCTTGCCAGTGTCTACCAAGCTGACCCTATGGAAAGCTTTACCTGAGAGCAGGTTGATCCTGCCTGGTCCCATTCGTCTGGTCTTGACAGTATTACCCACCAGGCGCTCCTCATCGTAGCCTCCGGTTAGTATGACGCTGAAAGACCACTTCCAGGGGTGGTTGTGCAGCTCCCTGTCCTGGTCCCCTTGGAAGAACCTGTGAAGGTAGATCCCAGGGAACATGCCATTGTGCTTGATATAGAAGCGCAGTAGGTATTCTTCTCCATAGTTACTTATGATGCGACTACGGGAAGGAAACTGAGTAACCAGACTCCAGCACAGCCGATCAATGAGGGTCTCGATCATTCCTGCACCATTTTGAACAGCCCTGACCTCAGAGAGGTTTTGGGTGCCCACCCTATAGCTTTATGAAGCTTTATGATTCTTGGGACTTCCCACTCCGCGAAGACCTCAGTATACGGCTGAAGAATCTCGGGCTCTGTGTCCGCTCCATTGACGAACTTCCATATGTTGCGGAGGAGGTTGATGTACGTCACAGCCTCACCCGACCCTACATTGAACACACCGTGTGCCCTCTTAGCCAACAACAGGTCAACCGCCTTGAGGAAGTCGTCCTGGTGTATAAAGGAGGTGGATGCGCCAAGCCTTCTAGGGTTGGTCAGCGGTTCGTTCCTCTTAGAGGATATGACGGTCTCGTGGATAAGGCCCCAAGTAATATCAGGGCCGTACACGTTGAAGGGCCTAACAATAGTGGTAAAGCCCTCTCGGTTCCAGAACAGGTGCTCTGCGGCTATAGCATAGATGCAGGTGCTCCTGAGGGTAGCTGAAGCCGAAGGGTTGATGCCCAGAAACGCGGCCTCTCTAACGTCCTCCTCTGCAAGAACGGGGTCTGTGGTGGAGAGTAGCAGGACGGGCTTATCACTCACCTGCATCTTCTGTAGCTCAAGCTGAGCTAGAGGAGGGTTGACCTCCCCGGAGATCTCAGCCCCTATAAGACAGAAGTCTGGGTCTTCATCCCAGGGTACGAGCGCAAGTCCCCTACTAATGAAGTGGTTTCTAACCAACCCCAACAGCGGGTGATTCCCGGCTATAGTAAACTTTGTCCGACCCTTCAGGCTCACTTCTTTAGCTCATTCTTCTCACAAGTACAAACCAGGATGATCTTCTTGCATTCCTCACAGCGAGGAAGTTCATCTTCTATTTGCTTTTTGGATTTCTTTCCCATAACTTCTTTGGCTCCTCTAATAGATCATCAAACAATCGGATATAAGCAGACTCTCCCTGCCTATCGGTAACTCGGATAGGTGAACCTTTAATGAAGTTCACTTGGGCAGGAGTAGCGGTATAGCGGTCCCGCATCATCACGAACCAGGGATTTCGGTTCCTCTTGAACACCAACAGGGTGAGCCTGCCTTCTGCGGTTTCACGTTTTGCTTGCTCCCACCACTCCCAGAACTTACTCTGGGGCGAGGTTAGGATATGGTCTAGAGTCCATTCCTCCTGCCACTTCACCTCTACAGAGAAGGGGAAGGTCTCATCGGGGGTCACTACGTCACCCTCGGCGTTCCAGTCCTCTCGGAACTTCTTAGTTTTGAATCCACCTGAGCTGGGGGTTCTGGCAAAGTCAGACTTCCACCAATCCTTTAGGAGAGCGCAAACTTGGTTCTCGCCCCTTCCTCCCTTGTCTCTGGAGTTGATTCCTTTTCTCGTACTCTTAGGTCTTGGTGCATCTGCCATTAGCCGTACATTCCTAACATTATGAGACCAATCTCTCGGTCTCTCTCGTCCTGAGACAAATCGTCCAGGGCTTCTAACAGGGCGTAAGCCTTGCGGCTGTATCCCGCATCATTGTGCTGATTCCAGATCCTGTAGACCCACTCGTGTACCCAATACTCCGGGAGCACCGTGCAGTCTATGTCTGTGTGTATAAGCTTAGTTTTGGCCATCTCTAGGCCGCACATCTTTTCTAGGTTTCTTCTGAAGAGCGCGGAGGCAACATTCTTGACTACTGGAGCCTTGCCCTTGGAACGCATGCGCTCCCGCTCTTTCTTCGTAGCCTCTTTCAGAGGACGAGACTGCTGGGTGAGTTTACACTTCTCACTTCCAGCGTGCATACGCAGTCCTGCGGGAGTGAGATACACTCCGCATTCAGTACACACAACGGGCGGTGGGGAGGGTCTATCCACTGGAGTCTTCTTCGCTGTTTGTTGCCACCCCTTGTTGAGGTTCCACCTCGGCCCTGGACGAGGGTTCGAATACTGTCCTGTGACTGCCATACTTTTCCAGCCAACCTCTCTTGATTCTTTTGTAGATGGTAAACCCACTTACAGGGCTTTCCTCTGCCCATTGAGATACCGTTTTAGTCACGCCGTCTATCTCTAAGACAACGTTATCGCTTTTGTTGAGAACTTGTTCCTGGCGGGAAGCCCACTTCACGTTACCAGGCACGTAACCCTTGTTGTAGTCTATACGTTCGATAGTGTCATCTATGTGGGGTCTCTGGCCAAGCATCATGTAAAAGGCCTCAAAACTCGTCCTCCACAGCGGAAAGACCGTTATGCCCCGGCCACCATAGTTCTCATAATCTTTGTTCTTGGGGTTGTGACACCTCTGGTTCATATGAACCCACGTATTGTATTCAGGTGAGTCCGACATGCCGTGGGTCTCTCGCTTGGCTCGTGTAGAACAGCTTTTGCACATTCTACTTCGGCCCGACGAAAGGTTGTAACCCGGCAAGAACCTGGTGGTCTTGTTACAAGAGGTGCAGATGCAAAAATACTTCTTACCCCTCTTCTCCACGACCAGCCAGGCCCCATAGGTTTCTCCCACCACAATGTCGGTGCTCCTAGCCAAAATCTAGTTCTACCCTATCCTCGTCTTCTTCATCTACAACAAAAGTCACTTCCACCTCAGGAGTAGCATCCACCAAAATCTTAAAAGCCACCTGAGCGTCTAGCAGGGCCTCCGCCAAGCCAGCATCCTCCAGCTGGGAAGAGCTGACCTCTGTCAGCACGTACTCCCAGCCCTCGCATTCTACCTTAGCAGCAAACTGTTCTTTTGTCATTCGCCGTCCTTTGGACCGCGCTTCTCAATGTCATTGAGAGCAGCAATATCCGCCATAGTAGCCGTATGCACCTTAGGAAGGTGCTCCTCTGCATGCTTAGACGCTAGTTCCCTTAGCCGCTGGGCCGCAAGCTCTGGTGGGAGTTCGATAAGACGAATATCAAAGGTCCGCTTCTCCTTATCGAAGTAGGTCTGAACCTGAAAGTTGATCTCAAAGAACCTATTGAACCTATCAGAGTTCGTCAGCTGACGCATGACCTCAGACAGATACATCCTCTGAGCAGCTTCCTCCATCTCCGTAGTGATCTCTTCTTGCTCTGTTGTTTCTTCTTCACTCATTGTCATCTTCCTCGAAAATAGGATGAGAGGGGTATTCGTCCTTCTCATCGTCATCTGGTTGTTCTTCCACATCATCGCTGTCTGTCATTTTAGCCACAGCCATACGTGTTATGTTGTCTCTGTAGATACCCACAAAGAAGGAGCCCACTAGCCATGCCGTGAAGGACAGGCCTAGAGCCTGCATAGACGTTCTAATCTCTAGCTCCGCATACATGGTGAAGAAGAACACCGCTAGACATATCAGGCTTATAATCCTGGCTGTAAGTGCGGCGAAGAATATCTGCTTCATCTTCATTTGACGCTCTTGAATGCTGCGGCAACCACATCTACCGCTGAATGTAGCTCTGGTAGCGTGCCCTCATTAGTAAGGACAGCATCAAACTGGTCGTCTGTAAAGGTCTTCTGCTCTGCCTCAGATTCGTGGTTAGGTATACCTAGCTGCTTGGCCTTACGATCTGCGGAAGCTCTTGTAATGCGAACGATCTTCCCGCCCACATCCTTGACACTCTCTAGTTCGTTACTAAAACGAACATCCGAGACCACGATACCTGTGGGAGGAGGACCACTCTCTCCCGTGAATTCTTCCTCGCGGGTGTAACTTTCCCCGTCTAGGATACGGTCGGCATTGCTGAGAAGTTTGTTGATCCAAATGCTGTCCCCGCAAACCTCTCTACCCCACTGTGTTCCTAGGTTCTGCAGCATGATACGTGGACTGAGCTGATTGTAGTGGTGGCCCAAAGAACCAAACCACCAGTACAGCATACGCAAAGCTTCTGTTCTAGCTGCTGGTTCCTGAAGCAGCCCGTTCACAAACTCTTCTCCGTAATCTGCTAGACGCATAGCTGCGTCACCCCAATAGGGATCGCAGTGCCTTTTCACATTAGAGATGCTGCATCCAGGCTTGAACTCTACTTGGCTAGCGCGAATGCTGCACTCGTTGAACCCTGGGTCAAAGTGGTTCCTGGCCGAGGAAGGTCCCCATAGCTGGATAACGTCGAACCCGAATACGTTCAGGCCGAAGCGCTTCATTGGATCTGCAAGAGATAGCTGCGTGTAGTCGTGCTTCTGCACCAACCTACCAGCTACCTCATCTTTTCCTGCCCCAGCCTGTCCGGTAATACCGATGATACGCATCAATCTTCCCCGAGATCAATAGATCCAAAGAAGTCTGAATCGAGTTCAAGCTCTTCTTCATCATCTTCGTCTCCGAACATTGCGTTCTCTAAAAGGTTAGCAGCCAGGTTTGCAATGCTGACTAGATAGCCGTCCTCATCCTCAGTCTCGGGAGCAAGGACCTGCAAATCCAGCATGTAGTCATCCTCTCCCTCACCAGGTTCTTTGGTGATAACTAAGGCAACTGCGTTCTTAGGTATTTCTCTTTTAGGTGTAGTCATTTTACTCTCTTCGTCCAGCAACTCTTGCCTACGGCGCATTGAATCAAGCACAGGATTATAGGCCATTGTGATCTCCTAGACCAGTCCGTACCGTTTTGCTTCTTCCAGGGAGACCTTGTAAAAGGTCTGCTCATCCAAGTTTCTACGTATACACAATAAGTCCAATCTCTCCTGTGTCAAGTAGGCAGCCCTGTCTAATTGTGCTTTGATTTCAAGAGAATCGGAGGTTAGGTGCTGATTCTGGGCCAGAGCGAGCATAGCTCCTGTGGCCTGAACAGCTAGGGTATCGAAGTCCCCGCCAGCTTTCCCTCTTAGAAGGGCGGCTACCTTATCTAAACATTTAGTTGTCTCTCCCATATGCTGTGCAGCACGGGCGGCTAGTTGCTTCATGATTTCGGAACCAGGAACTACAAATACCTGGGTGGTGTCTCTTACTGTTGGTGCGGGCATTATACTTTCTCCAGCGAGCTGAACCCGCCCTTCTTGACTATTGTCATTTTGTTTGGGAATAGTTGTTTGAAATGATCCTGGTGCGTAACAACGTACACAGTATCATATTGTTCCTGCTGCTGATTGAGCAGGAGAATTATGGCCTCTACACCAGCCTCATCAATGGACTCGAAAGGTTCGTCCATGAATCTGAAAGGGATATTCTTATCTGCTCTCATGGCAGCCAACTCACCTAGAGCTAAAGATATAATAAGATTGGCCCTGGCTCTTTCTCCAGAGGAGTTAGAGGCATAGGAACCCCCGCCATGCTTCTGAGTGACCTGAATGTTGAACCGCTCTTTGATCTTTCCGCTCTGGAGAGTGTCCTTAGTATGGAAGGTAATCTCCATCTCCCCCGCTGTCACAATGTCGGCGTACTTCTTGGCGAACTGGTTGAGAAGAGGCGTAACATGCTCCAACATGAAACTTCGAATTCCCTGAGGTGAGAAGCTGTCAACCCAAAAGTCCAGTATTTCCAGGGCCTTACGGAGGGCTTCTATTTCTTTATCAAGCTTTCCATGTTCCTGTTGCTTATTGACAAACATCACCTCTTCGGACTCCACCAAAAGCGAGTAGGGGTTAGCGTCCGCTTCGAGGCTTACCTTTCTCTCTGTGAGCTGTCCAATGCGCTGGTTTAGGTGGCCAGAGCTTACCTTAGCTTCCCGGCACTTCCCCAGCTGCACATCGACCCTAGTAATCTGATCCTGGTAGTAGCCTATCTTCTGTTCGGACTCTACGAGCTGGGTGTGGAGAACTTCCTTATCCCCATCCCACTTACCCCTGGTGAGGTCTTCGCTCTTCTCAATAGTATCAATCTTGATTTGAAGAGTACGCTCAACTGCCTCCAGGTCGGTCCTGAGCTTCTGTGCGTGCTCCGGGCTCACATCCTGGTAACAGACGTGGCACTGCCCTCCAAAGCCGTCCAGGGTGTTCTTCTTCTGGTCTACAGCCTCCATACGGACGCCTACTTCTACCAGATCCTCGCGCAGCTTGGCTATGTATGCAGAATAGTGGAGGTTGGTCTTGCCAATATCTGCTTTGAAAGACAGGTAGATATCCCCTTGCCCCTCAAGCAGGGTCTTTAGCTCCCCTTTCTCAACAGTTAGAGGGTCGATAGTAGATACAACCTGGTCTTCTTTTGCCTTGGTTTCCTCCAAGGAAGCTACAGCCGTATCTATCTCCTGAAGCTTTTCTAGCCGGTGATCCGCATACCCGCTTTCTTTAGTTTGCAGGTCTGTGATTCGCATCTCCACTTCAGAAATAGAACTCTCTAAATCAACCAAGCGGGTAGATAGGACAGCTAGCTCGCCCGTAGCCGCCCTATGACGCCTTCTAGCCTCCTCAGAGGCCTTTCCAAGGGCCTCAGTACGGAGAAGCCTCTCCAGCAGAACCTTTACCTCTGCATCCGTCATGGTAGCAACGGTAATACCCGCTCCGGGCATCATGGCACAGAAAGTAGTGAAGTCCAGACCAACGATGTCCTCAATCATGGACTGTGTAGCTGCAACAGAAGCACCAGACACCTCGGCCCCATCACACATAAGGATGAGATCGTTGGACTTGTGCTCCTTGTCCTCCTTGTTCTTGCGGTAGCGAATAACCTCGTACTCGTGGCTACCCTCAGAAAAGGAGACCCCCACCTTGCAGTTCGCATGAACCTTATTGTGGACTACCTCATCCGAACCGAAACCACGGACGGTGTTCCCCCATAGCGCCCAGGTAAACGCATCCAAAGGCAAGGATTTGCCCGCACCATTGCTATCCGCTTGTGGTGCGTCCTCATTCCTGCCAAGGATGAGCGTTAGACCCTGGTCCGCTAGGGGGAGGGTCATCTCCCCCACGGAACCGAAGTTACTCAGTGTCAGTGTCAGAAACTTCATTGGGAAGAATCTCTTTAACCATTTCCAGGGCCTTCTCGTTCACGGTTGCAGGCCTGTCCACGGGCGCTTCTTCGTCCTTAGGAATCGACGACACGCAAAGCGTCAGGACGCCTTTGTACTGTCCCTCGCCTAGCTTAGCGCCCTCGTGCTTACGGAGACCGTCCAGCACCAGCTGATAGATTACGTCCGAAATGTGAGCGGCGGGAATATCCTCTCGCTCCTCAATCGCGAACGTAATGTCTGCATTCACTGCAATGTGGTTGTCTGAAACCAACAGGCTTACGCCATTTGTCTTATTACTCATAATAGTCCTACCTCTTTTAATATGTCCCTGCCTACGGCAAGAACCTCTTCCTTGTTCAAATTCTCTGGTAACTTCTGCTCTACCCACTCGTCCACCACTGCCGTTGGGCTTAGTTGTGTGGCGTCGAGTGAAAACTCTGTATTCTGTTCTTCTGTATCTACTACGATCTCTGGGGGGTTATCCAACTCCCACTTCAGTCTAAGCTCCTCACGGTCGAGGAACTTATCTTTGGTTATGTTCCTAACGAAGTCATTAGCCTTCATCATAGATAGCTCACCCCTGGAAGTTTTACCATCTCGGGTAGTGACGAACTCTGGGGCCATAGTGCGGATCTGCTCGTGAATCTCCACTTTACCCTTTTCTACCTTCACATGCAAATAGCCTCGGCTTCCGTAGGCATCTCCCCAGTTGTGCTGGTGAGTCGCTCCGACAAACCATCCGTTAGAGAACAGCTGCTGGTGCTCGTGAAAGTGTCCGAAGAAACAAGCAGCAAACTTAGTATTAGGCACGTCCGACACAGTGATGTCAGCTTCGTTGATGAGAACATAGTCGCTTCCTACTGTAGCCCCCTGCATGCCTAGGTGCCCAAATAGGATACTGGGCTTGCCTGAGTACTCAGCCAGGTTGCCCGCTACCTCTAGGCGGCGCTTAGCCTCTTCGAGGCTGTCGGTGTACGGCAGGAACACAAACTGAACTTCCTCTAAATCTTTAGCGTTAGTCTTGTCGTACACATGCACAAACTCGCTAAGCTCTCCCAGGCCTACCAAGTGGTGGTAGTTGCCTATGCGGTCCCCCATATCATGGTTGCCGGGAATCATATAGAGCTGGATGTCCTCATCGGCAAACTTCTGGAGGCGGTCAACTACGACGTGGCGAACATCCGTAGGCACAGACGTTCTACGATGGAACAGGTCTCCACAGAACACGACGTGCTCTATCTTCGTCTGCTTTGCGTATTCAAGAATCTCATCCAGAACAGCAGCGGTGTCAGCCAGCCGTGAGTTGTATAGTCCTCCCAGACCGGGGATGGTAGTCCTCGTTGCACCATAAGGAAAGTTATGGGCATGTAAATCTGAGAAGACTATAAACTCGAATGGCTTTGTCATTAGAATCCGTAATGTGCTCGAACTTGGGCCTCAATCACATCAAACTCTTCTGTATGTTCAGAGAACCAGTCTAGTGTCGCGTCTCGGCCTTGGCCGATGTTGTCCCCATTATAGGAGTACCATGCTCCGCTCTTAGACACGATATTCAGAGTCGTAGCTGCGTCCAGGACTTCTCCTGCTTTGTTGATTCCCTTACCAAATACGATATCGAACTCGCACTTGCGGAAGGGAGGAGCGACCTTGTTCTTCTTGACTGTGCAGCGAGTGCGGCAGCCAGGAATGTCCTCGCCCTTCTTGATGTTTCCTATACGCGCAATCTCCACACGCTGCGTAGCGTAGAAGGCTAGCGCCTTACCACCTGAGGTGGTTGTTGGACTACCAAACAGAACGCCAATCTTCTGACGAGTCTGATTGATAAATACTAGAGTGGTCTTTGACTTGTGTACGGGGCCTGCGAGCTTACGCAGAGCTTGGCTCATCATTCGAGCCTGAGCGCCGACGTGGTAGTCTCCTACCTCTCCCTCAATCTCTTTGATAGGAGTGAGAGCTGCAACCGAGTCGATTACAACAATGTCAAAGGCGTTGGATTCAACCAACTCACGAGCAAGGTTGAGGGCCTGCTCACCACTATCAGGTTGGGACAGGACTAGGTTGTCCATGTCCACACCAAGATTAACAGCGTACTCAGGGTCCAGCGCGTGCTCAGCATCGATGAAAGCGGCTAAGCCTCCAGCCTTCTGAGCCTCAGCGATGGCGTGCAGCGTGAGAGTGGTCTTGCCACTAGCTTCTGACCCCCAAATCTCTACCATGCGACCCCGTGCCCATCCGCCTACTCCAAGAGCAGCGTCCAGACCGAGGGAACCACTAGAGATGGTTTCAATGTCCAGCTTAGGCATGTTGGCGTAAACACCGATCGTGTTCTGCCCATGATCCTTATTAAGCTTCTTTAGTAGCGCATCACGCGCCTTGATCTTGTCTTCTCTATCCATAATTCCTCCAAAGTAGCTTTGGGGACCGCCGCGCACCCCTCAACGGCGACGGCCCCCCTGCTACAACCTCAGTTAGCTGTTAAGACCTGCACGCATGGCTGCTTCCAAATCGGCAGCTGCTGCGGGGTCCTTCTCCGCACTTACAGGAGCAGGTGCTGGGAGACTAGCTGAGGCGTTGTCGGGCAGGCTAGTCGCGTAGTCTGCTGCACGGCCACCGTCAAGTAGCTTCAACATACCATCGCGATCAAGCGTGAATCCCACCTTATCGAGGACGGGAAGGGCGATGTCGTCGTCAAAGCCTGTATCAGAGGCATCAAGGTCTGGGTAGACCTCGTAACGAGTCATCAAAGGATTGGGATTACCAATCTTATTGATACGGATACCACGACCCTCGTGGAGATCCGTAATGTCCTTACCGGACGAGTGGATGATTCCCAGGATTTGATCGAAGATTGTCAGAGGACAAGCGTAGATCTGAACCTTTGGCGAACCAACCTTGAAGGGAGCATCGTCATCAGGACGAGACTGCTTGAACTCAGCAACATCCTGAGCGGTATGCACTGGATCCTTTTCGACCACTACGTTTAGGAAGTAAGTCTTCTTGGCACGGAAGTCCTTAGCGAGCTTCTGCGCTTCTGCATCACCCTTGTTTCCACGAAGGCTCTGAACCAGCTCACAGATGGGACAATCCCCCTCTAGGTCTGGTGTTTCTTTGGGACAGAGCACAGGACCCTTTTGGTCTGCGCTGACACCCCAATGTTGTGCGACCTCTCTCCAGAACTGGCCATCGAGAGCTTTGTCCCATTCAGGCATAACACGAATCTTGTTATCCCCGATCTCTGGACGCCAGAAGCGAGCCGATCCTCGGCCACCCCCACGCGATAGTTGTTCTTTGGTTCGCTTCTTAGCTGCGTTTACTTTGTCTAGAATTCCCATTTTACTATTTTCCTTGTTTATACATTTCTTGTTTTATGTTGATATCTGACTGACCCTCAGCGCGATAAGTTGCACCCATTTGGATGAGCATATCACGGCGATGAATCATAGCTTCTTTTGCGGCCTTTAGCAAGCCCGTGTTACGTTTAGCGTCCAGATAGTCCCCATGTGCTTTAGTGTAGGTGGGATCCGTGATTACGGAGTTCTCCACCATCTTCTCTGTCATCTTGACACCCGCTGCCTTGCCACTACTTCTGTGGTGGTGGTCTAGTCGGGCATAAGTTCTTGCTAGCTCCTCTTTGGCTCTACCATCTTTATCTAGGGCTAGCTCAAATGCCGTGGCGTACCAGGCAAACAGCGCCCCATGCTCCATGAAGCATTCGTTGATGTTCTTGCTGCGCACGTCCAGGTGCTCGTTCAGGTCGTTGGGGAAGGTTACATCCCCAATCTTGAACACGTCAAATAGTTCTAGTGTCTCTTCACTCATGCTGCTAATCCCTTCTTTTCGGCCCAACTTGTAGTTGAGTATGCGAACTCTACTTTGAGAGGAACGAGGAAATCGAAGTCTTCCATCACGTCCCGCTTCATATTGAGCAGGTGTAACTCCTCTTTGTGAATATAAGACTGAATCTCATCATGCACAAGGTTTACAACCTTACTATTTGTGTTTTTGAACACTTCTTCGTGAACCCTGACCGCAGCGAACTTGAAAACGTCCGCAGCAGTGGATTGTACAACAAAGTTAGGGGCTTGGCGCATTGCTCGACCGGCCATCCACTTTCCCTCTTCTCCCATAATCTTCTTGGCGTGGACATGGGGCAAATGCCGTATCCTACCGAAAGAGTTAGGGATTTCGGCGTGCTTGGCAGCTA